ATGGGAAATGGCAGATCTCCGGAATTAATCAGACTACGTGATGAGAAATTGTGTAAAAGGTATGCTTATTACATAGAGTGGAAACATTTGTCGCAGGAAGAGGCTCTGAGAGTTCTTGCCGACTAAGAGTTTTTTATAAGTCAAGGACAGATAATCGAAATATTAAACAAACAATGTCTATAACATCAAAAATAAGAGCATGGAAAGAAAAACGCCTTAGAAAGAAAATCATACTAAGGCTGCTTTCAAGCCGGAACTACAATCCGAACGGTGGTCAAATAATATTTGTCGCTGAGGATATTCTCAATTATATCAATACTGGTTTGACCTACCGCATGGAATAGTAATTGGCGGGAGCGGCTTATTATCATTGTCCGAAATACTAATGATAGGGAACAGTCTCTGGGGTTGGGTTAGTTTTCTTGGTTTTTAAATGAAACTAAAATATGTGTAATATGAAGAAAAGTATTATTGATGATTTAATTAAAAGTCAGATCGATCAATATGGGAAGAAACATATCGTAAGGCGATATTCGACTATGCTGGGTGAGTTGACGCGTACAGCTTATGAGTTAGAAGACAAAGAACGTGTCTCAGTTCTTACGGATATAGAAGAAATACTTAGATATATCATAATAGGTATCAAGGAACAGTAGGCTGCCATTATCCTATACAATGGCAGCCAGATGATTATTTTATAATATTCACCTTTGAAATATTAGCACTCATATCTGTGACTGCTAAAAAATCAAGGCGTTTGATATATTCTCCGAGTTCTTTGTAAGTAACGGAGAATGTTTTCTCCACAACATCCGTAGAATCCTCTTTTCTAATATTGGCTTCAATTTCATCGAAGTTGGAGCCATACTTTTCTTTTTCCAATAACAGTACTTTACACGTGACAGCGGCATTTTCTGACGTAGGAGCTATAACATTATAGGCCGATACTCCGAACCCTATCAAGAAATATTCCTTAGTATCTATTCCATGTGCTTTACATAAGCCGGAAAAAGAGGGGTTAATTCCATGATCTTCAATTGCTATAACACCTTTCATGTCGTTGTACTGTGTACTAACAAGATCCTTTAAAATCTCAATATTCTTCATATCTGTATATTTTTATTGGCTTGCGCCCATTGATTAATCATTAGTTAGCTCTTTGCGAAGGGCTTTATGTCTGATTCTTCGTAAAGGCCTTCAAAATGCGTTCCTCCGTTGGTGTAACAAGCGTATTTGCCATCTTGAATTTCTTTGATGCGCATTTGCTTTCCTTCCTTATTTACTACTAAATCCCCGATATTCAACAATGATGAATTGGTTGGTGGCGTTTTATGGTAAGAAAGATCTTTTGCTAATAATGAGTCTTTAATAGTCTTTACATCATTAGTCATCCCCCAAATCTTGAAAAACAGAATTATTTGTAATACAGCAAATACAAGTAAAATCATAGATGTAACTAGTTCCATGGTATTGAATTTTAAATTATTAGAATAATCTGTGCATACTTCCTAATACCGCAAAGACCTTGCAAATCATTGATACAGGTATATCTTGCGGCTTGAATTCTGGGCTTTTATTGGTCGGGATCAAGCGGACAAAGCCATCCTTGTCGGAAGTGGTCATACGCTTCACTGTCCGGTAATCTTCCGTTACAATACCATATATCTCTCCGGCAGGAAGGTATTGTATTGGCGACTTCATTTCCTTCATGGCGATGAAGTCTCCGTTGTTCAGTTCTGGCTCCATAGAATGCCCTGTAATGTTGCACCATACAACACCGGGTTTGTTATAGGGCTCAAAATCAATGTAGTAATCCGGGTTTAAGGTTTGATTGTTATACACCAAATCAAACCCTCCTATAAAGTCCACGTTATAATATGGTGCTCCCTTGCGCTCATAGTTTACTTCCGGCTTTTCGTGTGTTTGTGCTTCAATAGGAGCTGTCGGCGGAACGTAGCCAACGCCGTGAACAGGATCGCTGTATGTCTCTTCTGGTGAGAATTCAGCCCTGTTTTTTAACATTGAACCACGACCGTTAAGTAACCAATTCGCATCAATATTGTATAAATCGCTTAAGGTTGCAATTAAATCAGCCCCTACATTCATTCTAGAATTCAGTATTTCTGAAAATTTAGATGGTTTTATATCCAAAGAATCAGAAATAGCACCTTTTCCGGATACTATTCTGCTTGATAGTAAATAGTTTACAGCTACTATGAATCGCTTATTGATAGATTCTTTATTCATTATTTCTGAAATATTATTTCTCTTTTTCTGAATTTTTGTTTGCTATTTCAGAAATTCTGAATAGCTTTGCAAAGTCTTCCAGATAGAAGACGCTCTAAAAGTAGTAATAAAACATATAACAATTAAAAGAATATGGAAGAAAAGCGCAATGAGATTGAAATCACGCTGGAGTTGCAGCGGGAGATCGCAAAGAAATTAGATGTAACGGAAAGAACCGTTCAGTCCGCACTCCGATTTGACACGAACAGTCCATCGGCCAAGCTGATCCGGGCTTACGCTCTGAACCACGGGGGTGATATGTATGAGATCACCAAGAGGAAGGTGGAGAATCCTTACAAGGAAGTAACAATCATTTAAATCGTATTGATATGGAAAAAGAAAAGCAATTCACCGTAGCGGAGAACCTGATAGTGATGGTTGAGCCGAACAAGGAACATGAGTTCTTGATGACTTCTGTAGAAGTTGCTAAAGGATATGGCATCAGTACTTCTGCTTTAAGAAATCATAAGTATAGAAATATTGATGAACTATCAGAAGGAAAGCATTTTGTTACCTGCGTCACAAAAAGTGGCTTAGGCTCAGAATCAGATAATTGTCCACCGAACAAGCAAACCCTTTGGACCAAGCGCGGCATCGTCCGCCTCGGTTTCTTCATCAAGTCGGAACGCGCGAAGCTGTTCCGCGACTGGGCGGAGGACTTGGTGATCTTCACGACCGAGCAGGCCATCAAGGCAGAGCAACTATCCATCTGGCCGGAGCCGGAGAAACGCAAGCATAACCGGTTGACGCAGGAACGCTTGGTCGACCTTCTGGCCGATATCGCCAAGGTTGAGGACAAGGAGCTTCGCTTATCCATCGTAGACAAACTGATAAACAATCATTGATATGACAAAGAAAACAAGACAGAAAATCGAGTTGGGCGCCAAGAAGAAGGCGGCGATAGCCAAGGCGTTCGGGGTTAGCTCGCAGAGCGTGAGCCAAGCGTTGTTGTTTAGGCGAAATAGCCCGAACGCGGCAAGGATACGGGAGGCGGCGTTGGCCAATGGGGGGACGCTGGTACAGATTATTGACGTGACGGACGAATTGAAGAAGGCGATCAAGGTTCTGGACGCGAAAGGTAACGTGGTGAAAACAATCAAGGATTAATCAACATTTAAATCGAATTAAAATGGAAACGAAACTGCAAGTCTTCTACAACGAAGAATCGAATGTGAACATTCGAACAAGAAACATCGACAATGAACCGTGGTTCGTGGCAAAGGATGTGTGCGATGCCCTCACTATCAGCAACAGCCGTGACGCAATGAATCGCCTCGAAGAAGACGAGAGAGGGGTGTCGGTAGTACCGACACCCTCCGGATCACAGTCGATGAATATGGTCAACGAATCCGGCCTTTACAACTTGATCTTCCAGTCCCGCAAGCCCGAGGCCCGTGCCTTCCGCAAATGGGTAACAAGCGAGGTTCTCCCCTCCATCCGGCGTACCGGCTTATACGGCCAAGCGGTAGCGGAACCGGAGCGCAAGCGTCTGCCCCTTCCGAAGTACCGCCCGTACTTCGAGGAGTGGAAACAGCGAGTCCGGCCTTATATCAGCCGGGACGAGCTGGAGATGGCGGCGGATCAACTGGAGGTGACGTTAAGCCACGTGCAAAAGGTGTACGCCGGGACAACGATGAGCGAGCGGATCACACGGGAGATCACGGGCTACGCACGGTATAACCGGAAAAGGAACGTGATCTACCCGGAGCGGGAGCCGGTGTACCGGCAGATGGTGATCGAGTGGGATAATGAAGATGCGGAGTGATTGATTTTGCGAAAAAAGAGCCCGATATCACTTTCTGAAAGTCTTACGAATCATATTTGCGACAAATTAAAAAACTGCATTCAAAATGGAAACAAATCGTAGTATTTATGAAGAGTTGTACAAAATGAAACATGGGCACTATCCATCCATGCTTCATTTGTACATGCGCCGACTCGGTCTATTTGTATTTGATAATATCATTGACTTATTGATAACAGCAGACTTAATATGCTTATTAATACTGCTAATACAGAGGCTCTTAGAGTAGAACGTTGATTCCTATACTGAATGTAATTAAAGAAAGAGGTATTTGCCAAATTTTGGAATGCACCTGTTTTGAAAAAAGCTAAACCTTCTGAGGTAATATGTATTTTCTCATTCGTGGCAGTGATGAACCCCAAACGGGTCAAAGATATGACAGCTTGTTTCAACTCATAGTATCCTATTTCATTAAGCAAGCTTTTATCCAAGCATAGAATCATATAGGAACGAAATTCCTGTTCGGTTAGAGGACCACGTAAGACTAATTCCTCTAATACAAATGATTGAAGCCTATATCTGATATAAGAGCACTTGGCATCTACTGTATATCTTTTGAAATATTCAAAAATCATAATCGCATAAGCTTTATAAAGACCGCCTAAAGATAGGCATTTTAACCAGAATCGAGACTATCCCGCCAAGAAAGTTAAAGGCTTGCAAGAGTCGGATCGGGTCCGGCGGCGGGGCTTGGAAATTAAAAATCGATAATTAAAAATTGAAAATTATGGCGACAGAGAAAAGGGATTACAAGGCGTTGTGCGAGGCCCCGTTCGGGATGGAGTCCGGGTATGAGGTAAACTTTAAGGTTTTGGTATACACCGAGGAGAAGGTGGTGGAATGTCCGGTGTTCAAGGTGATGCGGGCGAAGGACGCATGCAAGGTCCGGAAACAGGGGCGTTGGTACTGGGGGATCACTTGCATGGACGAGGCCACCGGCGAGGAGGAATGGGTGGACTACAACAACTGTGTCAGTCTGGAGGACTGGGCGGTATTGGACAGGTTGCTCAAGCGCAAGTTCGGATGGATGGAGCTGATGGACCCGGGACTGGTGTACGAGACAAGGATCCGGGCGAAGGCGCAATTGAGGGAGGGCGAATGATATGAGACGTATAATGATGGCCATGCTGATAGTGATATTCGCCGCGATGGGATTGTTCATGATGATTTTTGCCGTGGCAGGGTTACAGACGATCCAGTGGTGCCAGGAGGAAGGGCAGCCGATCCCATGGCAAGCGTGGGCGATGTTGGCGACGGTGGTCGTGTGGTGCGTGATCGCCGCCAATATCTCGCCAAGGAGATGGAAGGACGTGGACAGGCTTCTCACGAGGTTAACAGAGGAATAAACAATCGAAGGTGTTTTTTAGGTAAAGATTGGTTTAGGTTTGATCGGAACGCGGCCCGCGGTACGAGGGTGGTCATCCCGGAACGGTTGGAGGTGGTTCGATTCCACCCCGGGAACAAGTTGAATATGATAAAGTATAAACGATATGCCTCACGAATGGAATAATATGATAGTGGTGACGAAGGAAGAGCTGATACCAGACTTCTTCCCCTCGTGGGAAGCGTTGAAAAAGAAATTGGCACGGGACAACAAGAAAACATACGGCATTCGCCGTGCCCGTGAAGGTAAAGGAGCGGGAAACGAGGTCTTGATAGCTTATGACACGCTTCCCAGGGATTGGCGCAAGCGGCTGGGCGATCCGAGGAAAGTGGATTGCTCGCTGGAGCGTTACTACTGGGAGGACCAAGAAGCGGTCTCCTATTTCCGGGACGTATGCCCGGGTAAATACGGTACGATCGACGTGGAACGGCAAAAGGAATACGTCCTGGACGCGAGCGTATTGAAAGCCGCCATCCGATGGCGGTCAGATCACTACGAGGAGTGTATCAAGCTGAACCAGTCCGTAAAAAACACATACAAGACGCTATCCACGGTGGTCAACAACTTTAACGCATGGCGTGGGATCAAGAAACTGCCGCAGTTTAAGCTTCCCACCAACCCGATATCCTTGAAACGTAAGATCGAGAGGTTCGAGGCGGAAGGTTACGCCTCCCTGTTGAAAGGTTATGATAATAACAACCGGGGGAAGAAGGCGGAGCAGACACGCGTCTTACTGGAAAGCATGTACGCGCATCAGACGTTCAAGCCATCCCCGGCCGAGGTCTCCCGCCAATTGGCGGCTTTCCTTAGCGGATATGTCGAGGTGATCAGCAACGAGACCGGCGAGGTGTTCGACCCCAAATCTTTCACCAAGATCAGTCAACGCGCCATCACCATGTTCCTGAACTCATGGGGTAGCTCGACGGCTACCTCCCGCAAACGTACCGGAAACCGGCAGATCCGTTTGGGGAGGTTCGTCCCCTTCGAGCAACTGGAGCATCCGAGATACGCGGGGGCGATCATCTCCGTGGATGACCGCCAACCGCCATTCGAGTACAAGAAGGGGGTGCGCATGTGGTTCTATCTGGGTATCGACCTTGGCAGCGAGGCGATCACCACATGGGTATACGGGACATCGAAAGAGGGTATCATCCTGGACTTCTACCGTCAGATGGTGCGCAACTACGCCGAATGGGGTTTGCCTCTCCCTGCGGAGATCGAGTGCGAGAGCAACCTGAACGCCTCCTATCGGGAGGGATTCCTGAAGGCGGGGAACATGTTCGACCGGGTCCGGATCGAGGCAAATAGCGCACGAAGCAAACGATGCGAGGGTTACTGGAAACCGCTCCGTTACCAAGTGGAAAAGAAGCACGCGGAATGGATTGCCCGCCCGTTCGCCCGGAGCGAGTCCAATCAAGCCGGAACGAAAGAGAAAGGGATCGTACCATACGACAAGCTGGTCGAGCAAGGTCTACGGGATATCGAGGAGTGGAACAATATGCCGTGCAGCATTTACAAGGAAAAGACCCGTTGGGAAATACTTTTCGAGAAGCAACATCCGGAGAACAACCGCCCGATCCCGTACCGCTCCATCCTGCTGACATTAGGGTACAAGACGAAGAGCAGCGTCAGCATGGCGGGACAGGTTCGCTTCCGCAGCTCTATCTTCCTGCTGGCCGACGGCGGTGAGCTGGCCACGGGCGACAAGCTGATCGGCTATATGCAGGTACTCGCCGGAAAAGATATCGATATCTACTGGTTGGATGGCAACGACGGTGAATGCCTGGCCGCCATAGCCTGCCTGCGCGACACGACACGTGTGGTCTGCGAGGTGGTGGAACAACCCCGGACCGCCCGCGCGAAGATCGAGGAGACGGAAGAGCAGGCCAAGAACCGCGAGCTATTCGCCCGTTACCGCAACACGCTGGAGGGCTATAGCCAACGCCGTTATCATGGCATCGAGAAAGTGACCGTGCTGGATCACTGCGAGGCGACGCTGAACCGCAAGTTCCGGATGCCGGGCATCAAGCGGTACGAGGCGACGCAAGAACCGGAGGAGGTGGAGATACTGGAAGAGGCCGTCGTTGAGACACCGTTCGAACCCGATTCAAACCAGGCTCGAAAATCGTTCGCACCAAGTTTAAAAGATAGATTTTGACAAAATAAAAATATAACGACATGATCGAATTAACAGAGGATTATAAGGTAAAGGTTCTCGCCGCCCTTACGGAAGCCCGTGAGCGGTATGACGGGAGCGACACCAACTTCGCCAAGAAGTACGGGATCAACAAGAGCGTCTATAGCGGCTTGAAGAAAGGGGATACCGACAAGAAGATATCCCCGGGCAAATGGCTTGAGCTGGGAAGGCAGCTGGGCGTTTCCCTCAATGAGCGTAACTGGAACATGGCACGCACGGACGTGTTCAACATGATCGAGGAGGACGTGCTTTTCTGCAAGGAGTTCAGCAAGTCCATGATGTTCGTGGACGAGTGCGCGATCGGCAAGACCTATTCCGCCCGCTACCTCTCTCGCACACTGAAGAACTGCTTCTATATCGATGCCACGCAATGCCGGCAGGAACGTACGTTGATCCGGGCTATCGCCAAGGCGGTAGGCGGCGAGCCGGAGGGCACGCTGGAGGAGATCAAGGAGTCCGCTAAATATATCCTGAACATATTGCCCCATCCGATCGTGATCATAGACGAGGCCGGGGCGCTGTCGTACTCCTCCCTCTTGCTGTTGCATGAGTTCTGGAACGGCACGCAGGACTGTTGCGGTTGGTACCTGATGGGGGCCGACGGATTGCGTACGAAGCTACAGAAAGGAAAGGGAACATCGAAGAAACAATCCTACAAGGAACTCTTTTCCCGGTTCAGCAGCAAGTATAACCACATCGTACCGGACGCTCCGGACGACCGTGAGGCGTTTTTCCGTAACCTGATAGAGTCTGTGCTTGCCGTCAATATCAAGGACAAGCGCAAGATCAACAAAATCGTGAACATGTGTCTGGCTACCGACAGTCAAGAGGCCGAGACCGGTCTGCGCCGTGCGGAGACACTTCTTATCTTAAACGAGGATTAACATCATGAGAAGATTATCAGTAAGTAACCTAAACGCCCAGCGATTCAAGTTCATGCCGTTCCTGGGCGAATGGAAGAGGATATTGGGTGACCAGGAGCGTACGGGCTGCTGGCTCATCTATGGCAAGGAGAAAAACGGCAAGTCCACTTTCGCCTTGAACCTGGCGAATGACCTTTCGAGGATCGAGCCCGTATTGTACATATCGGCGGAGGAAGGCACAGGGCATTCCTATACGGCGGCGGTCAACCGGGTAGGCATATTGGATACCAACAGGAATTTCCACTCATGGCCTTTCACCTCGATCGAGGACTTGCGTGAGGAGATCAGGAATAACCGGAAGTGCGAGAAGATCATTTTCATTGATAATCTCACCGTTTATGTCGATCTGAAGAAAGAGGATATCATCAATCTTCTCCGCGACTTCCCGAACGTCCTCTTCGTGTTCCTCGCCCACGAGGATGAGCGGGGAGAGCCACAAGGAGCGCCGGCGGTGATGGCCAAGCAGATGGCATACGCCTATTTTCACGTGAAGGGTAAAGCGGCGTTCGCCACCGTCCGGGGCGGGAACGACGGGCGAATCGATATCGATGAGGAGACAGCCGCCCTTATCCATGGGGACAACACGAGACCGCAGACATCATTTCAAAAACCAAGAATATGACAACGACAAGAAAAAAACGAGTCTACAAAGGCCGCAACACCGGCATGTTTTACGGTTACCTGAAGCGGCTGGCCGGTTATGAGGAAAGCGCCAAGGACGATATAGCCCACGGTACGATCGATTGCTACCTGATCGGCAAATATGGTGCCGGACATGGCCGCCGGGTAAGCCTCTCGGCATTGACGGATCCGGAGTATGGGGAGTTGCTGGACGATCTCCGGCGACAGGTGAGCGTCTCCACGGACCCGGAGCGATTGAGCCGGGAGTTGAACGAGAAGGCGATCCGTAAGGACTGGTACCACCGGATACTACAGCGGTTGTCCCGCATCGGCGTGAACACGACAAACGGATACGACGAGGTCAACCGTCATATCCGGAGCCTCCCGATCAGCCGGGAACGGATCCTCCCGGCGATAGCCATGGAAGAGCTACCGGAACTATTCAAGGCGGTTTGCTCCTATTGTGACAATATATTGAAAAAACAACGCAAGGAACAGGCGATCGCCGAAAGGAACTGACATGGCACGCATCCCTATCGCCCAACGCCTCGCCGATATCGAGGCTCAAGGGCAAGCCGTTAAAAGGCGGATCGAGAAAATGCAGGCGGATCACGACTTCCTGGCCGATGTCCTTCTTTCCCGCCCCGTGGCGGACATGTCAGCGCAACGCCGGCTACTGGAAGAATGGAACGAGGAGATCGAACGGATGAGGCTGGATCTCCAGTTCCTCCGGGACGAATGGAAGCGGTTGGATCGTATCAAGAATAAATCATCACTAAATAAAGTAACATTATGAACATCGAGAATTTGACAAAAGAGCAAAAGGCGGAGCTGAAACGCCAGTTGGAAGCGGAAGAGAAAGCGGAGAAGGCACGTGTGCAACAGGAACGCGAGAACTACAAGTCGATCGTTGACGCGTGGGTGGAGGACAAGGTAAAGAAATTACAGAACGTATCCTCCATCCTGATGACCGAGAAAGCGGACATTTTCGCTACCGCCCAAACGATCATCGACATGAAGGACGACCTGTTCAAGGCCAAGAGCGACCGTAAGAGCGACACCTTCTCCACCTCCGACGGGACGAAGACGATCCGTATCGGAAACCGTATCAACGAGGGCTGGGACGACACGGTGAACGTGGGCGTGGACAAGGTCAAGGGGTATCTGCGTACCTTGGCCAAGGACGACAACAGCGCCAACCTGGTGGATACCGTGATGGGGCTCCTCGCCAAGGATCGCAAGGGGAACCTGAAGGCCCAAAAGGTACTGGAACTTGAGCGACTGGCCGTGAAGAGCGGTAACGAGGATTTCATGGATGGCATCCGCATTATCAAGGACGCTTACCGTCCGGTACCTACCTGCCAGTTCGTGGAGGCCATCGTCCGTGACGAGAACGGCAAGGAGCACGCCATACCGTTATCCATGAGCGCCATCGAATGACACGGGTCAAGGTAAAGTCCGTCACCCTCACCCCCGGTTACTGGATATACATCTGTCCATGCGGCTTCCCTTACAGGGTATCGAGGGTGACACGGACTTCCGCCCACCACGCCACTTATTGTTTTCATTGCAAGCAACAAAACGGTAAATACTATCGAGTCATGAACGAGAGATTGGAATTCACGCAGAACTGGAACGGGAAATTGAATTGTGACAGCTTCACCACGATGCGCTTGCACAACCCCATTAAATATTGTGTCGGGGCGGTCAAGCAGGTCTATCTGAAAGGAATCTGGAAAGGTAACGCACGGATCATCGATGTCAAGCGTATCCATCTGTCCGATATCAACCAGTTCACCGCCAAGCTGGACACCGGCCTTCCCCCGGAGGATTGCCGCCGGCTGATCCGCGCCCTGTACAAGAACCGCCCCGGAATAAACTGGGATGCTCAACTAATAGACCTATGTCTGTTGGAATATCAGAAAGAATCAAAAGAACCTACATTATTTAAATAACGAATATTATGACGCACAATTGGTTTACATGCAAGGTCTCCTACGAGAAGATGTTGGAGAACGGGATGCAAAAGAAAGTAACGGAACCCTATTTGGTGGATGCCCTGTCATTCACGGAGGCGGAGGCACGGATCATCGAGGAGATCCGTCCGTTTATCACGGGAGTGTTCACGGTGGCCGACATTAAGCGGGCCCATTTCAGCGAGTCATTCTTTAATGAGAGCGGCGACCGTTTCTACAAGGTACGCATCTACTTTATCACTATGGACGAGAAGAGCGGAGCGGAGAAACGCACTCTAGCCAAGATGTTGACGCAAGCCTCCAGCGTGAAAGAGGCCCTCGACAACTTCGAGGAAGGGATGAAAGGGACACTCGCTGATTATACGATCATGGAGATCAGTGAGACCCCGATCATGGACGTGTTCCCATTAGAGCAAAGCACACGATGAGCAAGCAACAACATATTATCAGCGTGACTCCCCCGGATTATCAAACGATACGGGAGAATATGACCCTCAGGAACTTCACCTGCCCCGTCTGTAACGGGAAAGGCTCTTTCTCCGAGCAAACAGGCCGGGATGAGTGGGAAACCACGGTTTGCGATTATTGCGACGGCACCGGCAAGGTCAAGGCGGTGGTCGAGATTGATTGGAAACCGGATTATGATTCATGAATCTAAAAAATAATAATAACATGAGCAGATTAAAGGCCGAGGAGGCACGTAAGATAGCGAATGACAACTCAGGTATCATCCAGCGCTATATGGACGAGATAATGATGTTGATAGAAAGGAGAGCGAGGCAGGGAAGTTTCATACTCAATTACAAGTCGGATATTCCTGATGTGACCTTGATAACCCCTATCGTGGAGATATTGACAGTGATGGGGTATGACGTGACGACATTTAGTGTGAAAGACTTGAGTTTAACAATCAAATGGTAAAGATCATGAACGCGAAAGATATGAAAAAAATAGAAAAATTATCCGGAGAATATAATAGTGTTTTTGCCCGCCTGTCGGTAATCGAGAGTGAGCTAACCAAGGAATGTCAGAAATATGTTTCTTGGGACACTGTTCAAGTAAGTATCACAGGCGGTGGTACCCCAATTGTAAAAGCGAAAGGAGAGATAGACGCTGTTCCATTGGAGGAATTTGTCGCACACGCAAGCAAGCATGGGAATATGTCAGAATGCGCTTATGGCCATTTGGCTTGTATTTGATTCAAACTGAAAAGGAACCTGTCCATATTTAAAGCGACACACCCGATCCGGTATCACCGGACCGGGTGTTTTTTTTAGGGTTCCCCGACATGGTCGGTTATCGTTCTTACCTGCCGTGGGGTCAATATCTTCTGGCCGGTACTATAGCCGGCATCTTCTAGCTTGGCTAGCAATTTTTCTTTGTTCATCCACTTTTTTAATTGGTTACTGGCACTTTGAGGGGTGCTGTTCGGAAAATAAAGCATGGCCAGTTCCTGAAGGCCATATGCGTGTATCTTAAAATCACTCATGTAAGAAATCCTTGGTTTCGGTAAAAGTAAGGATAAAAAACAAAGGGCGCAACCTTTTTCCGGAAAGCATACGTGCTATAGGAAAAAAGGATGCGCCCTTTTTAGTTGCCACCCGCTACCGGGCTAGATCTCGTCGGGGCTCTCGGAATCTCCCCCGGCCGCGGGCACCTCTCCCTCCACCTGCCGCTCGAAGGTGGTGAGCGCCCTCGTCGTGCGCAACTTGCCGCCCGGCGTGAACACGATCTTCGGGGTCTTGATCTGCGCCGTGCTGAAAGCCTTCGCCGTGAGCGACCCCGTGGAGCCTACCGCCATGCGAAAATTCCCAATCTCGCCGAACTGCACGATGCGCCCGGCCCGGAGGTTCTTGTCCAGGATGTAGTTCATGCGGTCCATCACCGCCTTCACGTCCGCCGATGTCAGCGTACAGTTCTCGGCTATCTCCCCGCAAAGCTCGTCGAAGGATACGTAACCATTGTTTACCGCCTGGGCGTAGAACTTCCTGGGGTTCTCCTTGTTGTCCTTACCCAGGTTCTTTCTCTCGATCAATTTGAATTTCTGTGCCATGATGAATAATGTGTTAATTAGATAATATGCCAATGTGCCAATGGAAGTGACCGTTGACATGGGCAAAGGTGGGGCTCGGGCCGTATATGGATGTGGTATATGCGGACGTTAGTGAATAATTATACGGGAAAAGGGAGAAAGTGTGGGATATATGCGTTACTTTTGTATTGAAAAGATTGTGGTTATCTATGGCGAAAGGAAGAAGCAAGAATCTGATCTCGCTCCGGGACGAGAAATTGATCCGTCGTTATTACTATTGGACAGAGATACGGCGTCGTCGTTTTGATGACGCTTTGGCGATCCTGTCCCAAGAGGAATTTTTCATTTCCGAGGCCCGCATCATGGCCATTATCCGGAAGAATTGCGACAAGCTGACGGATATAGAGGTAAGGCCGGTCCCTAAGGTCAAGATGCCACGTGTCACCGCCATGCAACTCACCCTGTTCGCCGGCGAATGACCTCAAGCCGGCTCCTCGTCGATTATACACTCATAGGTACTCTCGTACACCTTGATGGCTCCCGGTAGCGAGAACCAGCGGGAGGAGGTACGATCCAGCGGCGTGGCTCCCGCCGGATCCAGCAGGCGGACGATGTCGTGGAGTCGCTTGAACCGATCGATCCGTCCGGTTATCTTATCGGCGGTTCCGCTGGTATAGTGCGTATCGTCGTAGCAATCGATACAGAGCCGGGTGACGATCGTGGCGGTTCCCCGCTGGTAGTCATCGCAAAGCGTCTCCCACCGGATCCCCTCGATGCCGATCAAGACGCAGGGGAAGGTGACGGGATAGGTATCCTCCTCGGTTTGCAACTGCCCGTAGTCCTCGTCCACGAGCGTCAGATCCGGCATGCCCTCGGCGATGGCGGTCTGGATGGTGTTGAATAGATGCTCCATTTTGGTAATTGAAAATTGAGAGTTGAAAATTGAAAATTAAATGTCCCCGATGATCTTTAGTAACTCCTCTTCGGTATAGTCCCGTACTTTTTGGGCGAGCTCCGTGCTTTGTCCCATGAACTTTCGCTGTGGGATATGAACGACGGAGGTTTGCTTGGGCGTAAGTGCCAGACGTTTCCACATCCGGTCATGATCGTTCATGGCGGCCTCCTTTTGCTTGCGGACCTCCGGGCTGTCCTCGTCCGTGATTCCGGCGGATTCGAACCAGCGACGCCAGGCGTACTTGCGCATCCGGGGGGTGATCCGGTGCTGTACGGTTCCCCCCGTGTTATGTATCGGGGCGTATTCCACGTTGTTCTCCACGGTCACACGCCCCGATCCCGTCTTGTAGGTGAAACCGCCGTACAGGTTGTTCCGGCCGCTCAGCAAGGGGGTACGGTTGTAGTAGCTGCCTTTGCCGCCATGTTCCTGCCGTCTCGTCCTCTTCCATCTTGTCAGCCCGTTATCGTTCCATCCGCCATCCTTGAAGTTTCTCTTGAAATGGCTGATGGCGATCTCGCCTATCCGGGCGGGCCATCGTTTGTCGTGAAAGGCGATCAACGCGGATTTTTTCTCTTCCAGACGTTTTATTAATTGATTCAAGTCGCTCATATTAAAATAATTTTGTATGTTTGCGAAACAAAAGGGAGGTAGAGAAGACTGTATTGGATTGCAGATCCTTTGGCAAGTTCTTTATTTCCCTTTTAACTTTTCCACGATTGTGTAAAACATTAGCTCTCCTGTTTTCAACTCTCGTATCACTGCGTAAGAAGGCTCCCCGTTAATCTCGATCTCAAAGTAATAATACTTTTTCACCATTTGATTGTTCTTGTCATCATCACGTATCAAGGCGAGTCTAGCGTTTCCCAACAAGCGCACGATATATCTCATCGCCTCGTTCTTCTCCATCAGATACCGATGCGGTTGATTCAGCGCCTCCTTGATACCGGTAGACGTGAACGATACCGGAGCTCCCAGGCCAGGGGCGTAAGCCGTCTTCCCGATCAGGTTCTCTCTCGCCCATTCACGTATCTCGGCTCGTTGTCGCTTGATATCCTCCTTGAATATCCGGGAGTCAGGGGATAGCGATCGCTCCTCGATAAACTTCCGTACCGCCTCCCTCGCCCCCTTATACCCGTTCCGGATGTATGGATGCGTATCGCTGAATAGTTTGGCATCCTTGGCCGGGTTGTTGTCCAGCCCGGGGCTGGGACGATCGGCGGGCGATCCGTGCGGGATCTCGTCACGTGTCGTGGCGGGCTCATCAGTGGCCTCAAGATCGCATTTGCAATTCCAACGGTCACCGGGGCGGTGCACACCCCAAAACGGGTCATCGACGGGGCGGATCACGTTCCAGAATAACCGGTGATCCTCCCCGGGGTGAAGGCTGGTACTCTCCACCCACCTAAGGTTAGGGAGCACGTCGGAGTTGGCCTCGAACCGCTTCCACTGGGCCGCCTGCCGGGCACGGATCACGGCGGTACTGTATTCCGTCTGGAGCCAGTTCCGGAGATGCGTGGGGGCTACCAGCCCATGTACGTCATGGGCGAACCGCTCGAACGGCTTCAGCTCGCCGTCCCCGTCCAGCAATTGCCGGGCGATGTCGTTCTGGAAACGGTGCGTACGGAAAGCGGCGAAGACACCGTTATTATATCGCAGCTCATGATAGAAATCAGCGTCCCGGTCATTGTAGGAATGTACCCCGAATCCCTTATCGGTAGCCTCGTTGAAACAACGCCAGAACTCACGCCACGCCCCTGTCTCGATATCGGTGGCGATATCGAACTCGTGGGCGTAGATGCGCCGGATCATCTCCTGAAGGATCTCGGGGTTGAAGGCGAATCCCTCCTCTATACGTGTGGCGGGTGAGTCTTGGTTGTAATACAGCCTGTTCGTTACCAGTCTAAAGCCCCCGGATTCCCCTCGGGGGCCTCCCCGAAAAAACGGGTAAGCAGGTTCGCGAAGGAGGTTTTCTTCCCCTGTTTAGGCTCTTTTTTGCCGATGTCGTCCTCCTTGTCAGCTACGGCTTTCCCATTGGAATTTTCAATTCTCAATTTTCCATTCTCAATTTGCTCCGCGTAGTCCTTCGGCTTGTTCAATCCGAACTCCTCGTACAATTGGTCATGATCGATGGGTAGGCCCAGGCTGTCCAGCTTGACGAGAATATCCACACGCCCGGCGGGATCCGTGTTCTTGGGGAACACGAAGGAGAACTTCCCACCACGGGTATCGATGCCGAACGACTCGAAAAGGTCGGTCATCTGGTAGTTCAGCACGTTAAGGACAAACCGCTTGTCCCTCTCCAGCAAACGATCCTCCGCTTTCTTCTGTACCGTTCCCAGCGCCTGGGTGCCTTTCTCTCCCGCCTCGGTTGTCAGGGTGTTACCGAGGATATGCTTGCTTATCTCCGCGTTGCAGAAAGAGGCCAGACCTTTATAGAGGTCACTGGATCCTGTCTTGTTGGATGCCTCATGGAGCGTGAGGTTACTGCCCTCGGGATGGAGGAACACGGAGCTGGCACCCTCGCCGAAGATATCGTTGACAAGGTTATAGCGGGCCTCGTCATCGCCCACGTTATAGGTATATTCCCGGATCGGTTGCCCGAAGAGCTCGGCGAACTGCGACCAGTCCGCCACGTCCCCCCGCTTGTAGAGCACCCATGGGATGTCCCTTATCAATTCCCCGAGATCGCGGGGACGGCCCACGAAAAACATGTCATCGTAATCATCCCATGGCGTGCCGTGGATATCCGTTTGCGTACGCATGATCAGGCGGCGTACGGGTTCCACGTGCTTGCGCGGGACCAGGTCATAGGCCAACCATCCATCCTTGTCCCGTTTGAACTGGAACAGGCTGTTACCCCACCATATCGTATCCAGCAGGTCATCCAGGAAGTCGAGGAACCAAGGCGATTCCAGCATCTCGTTGATCCGTTCGTCCGGTTCACCCCCACGGGAGAACTCCACGTTGGCCGATAATACCGCCGACTTGCGTTTCTCCAATACGCTCGTGAGATGGGTATCCAACAGGGCGGTATCATATAGGTCGTACAATTTGACCCGGTTCGGGAAGTCCACCCGCTCCGCCTCGGTGACAGCCCTCATATAATGGCTGATATCCCGGTTCCACCGGGTAGCCTGCGTCAACAATATGGTATTGCCTCCGGCGGGCTGGTTGAATAACCCCCCGGCCGTGATCTGTCTTTTATTCTTGTTCTTTCTCATTTCGAATGCCGTTTAAATAAGATTTAAAAATGAACCGTCCGTTTCGGGTTGCCCATCCATAGAAAATCCCGCTCGCGCTCCTCTTTTCCCAGCAACGGGATGCCGTTTACGCTGATATTGCCTCTCTGCACGCCCTTCAGCCATTCCACGGCCCGCTCGTAGCGATCCTTCCGGATGCCGTTCTGCATCTTTTGCGGGTTGCCCGCGCAATAAAGATGGTAGGCGGCTATGTCGAGGCACATCATCAGCACGAGCGGATGCCGGTCTCCGCCACGGGCATCGAATATATCTTCCACGTCGTAGCGGGCGGAGAGGTAGGATTTCATCTCCTCAATGGCACGGTCCTCGCAGATATCAAGGATGGAATCATCCCCCCGGGTCAGCGCCTCGATGATCTCACGGCGCACGGAAGCGTCGTAATCTTCCGGATCGATAAAGTGTGTCATAACCTATATTTGTTTTTGAAGCGGAAGGCCTTGGCCGGGATCGTGACCGGAGGTGCCATCCGCTGGATTTTATGATCGATAATGCGTTTCGCCCCCTCGACGCAGTCGGGACCGTCGGCGGGGAACTTGAGCGATAGGGTGAAGAGCAGGAACTGGTCGGCGAGGCGCTGCATGTCGGGATTATCTTTCTCCGCTATATTGAAAATCAGCTTGCCCTCACGGTTTATCGGTTCTAGGTTCGCCTCGATGCGGGTCGCCTTGTCCGTTTTCTTCTCCTCGTCCGGGAAGATGGAGACACGTGTGTCATGCTCCCGGCACTTCTCCTGGAGCAACGGGCGGAACACCTGCCGGAAGAACGGGTCTTGCAGGGAGTTGTTCTCGATATAGTTGTAGACGGTCGTCTTCCCTCTCACGTAGTCGTTCAACAGGAAATACCAGTCAATGAACTCCGCGTTCAGGCCACGGTTCAGGAAGCCCTTGAACACGTAGTACGTGCCCTCCAGCTCGCCTACCAGCCAAACAGCCTTCGTGGAGCTTTTCTTCGATTTGTTCTCACCCGGGGCCGGGTCGCCATAGGCTACCACGAATTTGAATCTCGACAGCGGCGGCACCTTGCCCCAACGTAGCTCCTTGAACACCTCACCCTCGCTGACGGGGTTGTTGTAGTACTCGGTTTGCTGGGCGGAGGCGCTGATCTTACTCAACGTCTCATCAATCGCCTCTTCGCTATTCTTTTGTGGCCAAGTGCTGTTACCGTCCTTATCCCGGATATTGACGATATCCCAATGCCTCGCTATCTTTCCGGCACGCACCACGCAGCAATCCTTGGCGATAATATTGCCACAGAAGATGACCAAGAGGGCGACAGCCGGGTCACGGGTTCCATAGACCGCCTTTTCCCAGAAGCTCCACATCGCTTCTACACGGTCCGCATTGCGGCAAGCCTCGTCGGTATCGTAATCGTCTATCAGAAGCACGTCCGGGCGGTAAGATTTATTACGCGAGCCACGGGGTGCGTTACCGAAACCGATCGCACGAAAGGCTATATCGCTATTGGTGATGAATTCCCCCTCAGTCCATTTATTCATCCCTGTCTGGTTGCCATAATAAGCACGGATCCGGGGATTCTTCTCCAGCTCGTCCCGGTAGGGAGCTAGCAGACGTTTGGCGGCATCCTCGGTGGCACTGATCATCATGATGTTGCGTTTCCGTCCGGTCAATACAAGGAAGAGGACGATAAACATTACGATTGTCGATTTGGCAAGGCTTCGTGCCCATGATAGCACCTCATACCACTCATCCTGTTTGATACAACGGTTGATGGCACGGATCTGGAACGGAGCGAACGGACTTTTAGCATAATCAGGGAAGAAATATAGGATCCACTCGATAGGATTCTTCTCCAATCGAGTGAGAAATCTCGCTTTCTCGGTGTCGTTCTTATGCTCCAGCAGCACGTCTGTTTGCAAGGAGGCTTGGAACTTCTCCCAGCCTTTTAGGGCATCTCTCTCCTCTGTAGTCATAACGTACTCCTTATAAAATTATCCCACAAAACTCCGAATTCCTTGGCCTTGCCAGTGTCGATCGACCGGAGCCATACGAGGAATCGGGTGGCGGAGCTGATCAAGTCTTTCAAACCGGCATCCTTCTCCAGCTTGTCGATGGCGGCAGAGAGTTGCGCTATCGTCTTACTCTCTGTAGCAGAAGCGAACCGCTCACCCGTCGGACGCTGGGCGATTACTCTGTTGATCTCGGCGATCTGCCGTTGCAGGTTCATGATCTGTTGCTCACGGGTCATGGTGAGTCCGGCTTTCATCTCCTCCCATTTGCCCGTGGTGATCCATGTCCCCACGGTCCGGCGGCTGACACCTACCTTTTCCGCTATCTCCTGCTGCGTCAGGTTCTCACGCAAGTAGAGAAGCCCGGCGTACTCTTTCTTTTGAGCGTTCGTTAAATCTGCCATAATCACGATCTTTTTGAAGCAAAATTGGCGGTAAAAACGGGGGCTGGCAAATTGGCTTTTCAAGATGGATAGTTACGCTTTTATCATTGATATATAAAATTTTATCATGTAATTCCGATTTGCACGGGGGCTTTTTCCTTCTCACTTTTGCGTCAAAACAAGCGCAATATGGCAAAACAGTTTTTCAATATGATAGCCGGAAAAGACGGCACGGCGTGCGTGCTCCTCTATGGTAACATCGGCAGTTACGACGATGATATCCGTAGCGGCGACATTGTCCGCGAGCTGATGGAGATAGAGGCCGTCTACAAAAAAGTAGACATACGCGTCAACAGCATGGGCGGCGAGGTCTATTCCGGTATCGCGATCTTTAACGCCCTCCGCGGCAGCAAGGCGGACGTGAACATCTACATAGACGGTATCGCCGCCAGCATCGCTAGCGTGATCGCGTCGTGCGGCAAGCCCGTACACATGAGCCGGTACGCCCGCCTGATGGTTCACAGCGTATCGGGAGGGTGTTATGGCAACAAGGATGAGATCCGTCAATGCGTGGACGAGATCGAATCGCTTGAGGAGACCCTTGCGGACATCTACGCGGCACGCTGCAAGAAGACAAAAGACGAGATCAAACAACTGTTTTTCGATGGTGGAGAGCATTGGTTCACGGCGGACGAGGCGTTGGCGATGGGATTGGTGGACAGCGTCTATGATACTGACCCGGTCCCGGAGGACTGTACCCCGCGGCAAGTGTTCGATATCTATCAAAACAGGTTAAACCCAAAGAATATGTTATTGGACGAATTAAGAAAACGACCGTCGTTCGCCAACATGGCGAATGATGACGAGGTGCTCCGCCATGTCGGGCATCTGGAGACGGAAGCCGGGAAGGTTCCCGGATTGACGACCGAGAACACGGAGTTGAAAAACCGGCTCAAGGCGTACGCGGACAAGGAGGAGGCCGAGGCCGCCGCCGCCCGTACCGCCCTGGTAGACGCGGCTGTCAAGGACGGGCGCATCAAGGAGCCACAACGTGAGGTATACCTGAACCTGTTGAAGGCGGATCCGGAGAATGGCGAGGCCGCATTGAAAGCCTTGAGGCCATCCCGCCGGGTGATGGATGACCTACACACCCCTCCCGCCGGCGAGGGATCCCCATGGGAGAAACGAATGAACGAGATTAAAACCAACTTAAAAAAGTAAGAGACGATGATTGTAATTCAAGGAACCAATTACACGGGCGAGGTGCTGGAGATGCTACTGACCCGTGCCGCCACAGGAAACGAGCTGGTCGAGAAAGGACTGATCCGTATCGTGCCTGAAGTGTCGAAAAAGTTTTCCATCCCCCGCCTGCGCACCGGAAAGATGTTGCAGAAACGTAAGGAGATGCCGACCCAAGATGATGCGAAAGGTAATTTCACGTACGACGAGCGCGAGCTAGTGCCGGTAGACTTCATGGCTTTCACTGACTTCAACCCCCGTACGTTCGAGCAGATTTGGCGACCGTGGCAACCGAAAGGCAACTTGGTGTTCGCAGAGCTTCCGGCCGAGGGACAGAACGCCTTGCTGCGAGAGTTGGCGAAGTCCGTCAAGTTCGAGCTGGGCTTCCATTTCATAAACGGTGTGCTCGGGGAGGATGACAACCACTTGTTCAACGGGATCGTTACCCGTATGCTCGCCGACAAGGATGTCGTGACCATAACCTCCAAGGAGACGACCATGATCAAGAAGCTAAAGGCCGTCAAGGACAAGATCCCGACAGTCATGCGATCTAACCCGGGACTACGTATCCTGATGAGCATCACCGATTTTGACAAGTACGACGAGGAATTGACACAACAACCGAACAAGGGGGCGAATTACACGGACATGAACGTGGAGCGCTACAAGGGTATCCGTATCGTCCCGGTGTCCAACTGGCCGGACGGATTGATCGTGGCCACTATCTGTGGCATGGATTATGACACCAACCTATGGGCGGGCGTCAACCTCGTGGATGACATGGACGTGATCCAGATTGATAAGCTCACCAATGCCGGCGAGAGGTATTTCTTCAAGATGCTCATGAAAGCCGATACGAATATCGCTTGGGGTGAGGACGTGATCATGCTGGACGCTAGGGAAACGAAGGTAGCGACCTTGGCCGGTACGACCGTAACGATGGCTACACCCGTCTCCACGTTGGAGGACACACCGACGGAGGACGCTGTCTTCAGCGTTACCGGAGATGGCGTTATCCTGGGAGCCCGTCTTACCATCACGAATAAAGCTTCCGATAAGAAGATATCCGTGGGAGACATTGAGATAGCCGGGGGTAAAACCGCCGTTTTGGGCTATGATGGTAAAAAATGGTTTAAGGCGGCCGAGGCATGAGAACCAGTCAATGCGGTATTAACCTGATCAAGGGATTCGAGAGCCTCCGGCTGGAGGCGTATCGTTGTCCCGCGGGTGTTTGGACGATCGGCTACGGCCATACCGCCAACGTCCGCGGCGGTGACCGGATCGATGACCGGAAAGCCGAGCAGCTACTGGTGGAAGACTTGCGTGGTGCCGAGGCCATCGTGAACCGTGAGTGCCCGGGCGTGAGCCAGAACCAATTCGACGCGTTGGTGTCGTTCGTGTTCAACGTGGGCGAGACCCAATTCAAGAGATCAACACTCTTGAAATGCGTGAAAGCGAACCCGGACAACGTGAATATCCGCTATGAGTTCTCCCGCTGGACACGATCCAAGGGGGTGGAGCTGGCGGGGCTGATACGACGCAGGAGAGCCGAGGCGGACCTGTATTTCTCTTAATCACTAAAAAGGATGGAGCAACTTTTCGACATATTACGGGAACTGATAAACAGCGGTTTCGGACTTTGGGGTATCATCATGTTCGTTCAGACGCGGCGATACAAGAAAGCGGAGCTGACCCGTGATACCGTTTCCGTATACCAGAAAATTGCCGAGTCGAACAACGAGACATTACTGAAGCAAAATGAGAAAATTATCCTCTTGGAAGAAAAAGTGTCCGGGTTCCTGTCTATTATCACACGCATGGAGGAATGCAAGCGTTATACTGCTTGCCCTGCTCGCCCTGTCGTGCAGGACTGCAAGAGAAAATACTTCCACGCGACTGTCAGACAGTCTAAACTGGAACAAAAAGGTATCCGTTACCCCCGTGACAATCCCGTCGAGCCTGGCGGAGCTGACAATCCCGACGGACAGCCTCCGTAAGCTCCCCCGGGGAGCCGTATATACCAAGAAATCCGGTAATATCCGCGTGATGGCCAGTATAAAGGGTGACAGCCTATACGTCATAGCCGAGACGGAGAATACCCCGGGATTGAACTATACGGAAGAGGAGAGCCTGGCGCATACCCGGAACCAGCTGTCACGGTCGGAAGCGGCAAAAGAGCCGGTCATATCCTCTTTCTGGAACCGTCTTAAACACGGTTTGATCGGCATTTCAATAACAATCTTTTTAATAATCATTCTCAAAACATATAGGAAATGGAAAATAAAACAACATCCATCGGGCTGAGGAAGGCCCTGTTCGCTGACGTGAACCCCGCCGGGGGCATGCCGGCTGTGATGAGGCAGTTGGCGCGCACGATGAAGGGCACGGCCTCGTTCACCACCGAGGCGGACACGACCAGCGACTTCTATTGCGAGGAGGAACCCGCCGCCCCCGTTGAAAGCGCGCCCAACGAGCCGGGTTTGAAACAAGTGAAACTGAATTTCTTGGAGTGGGACAACGATACCTTGAAGGAGGTATTCGGAGGCACGGTATCGGAGGTCGAGGACGTGACCGTCGAGGGCAAGAGCTACTCCGTGACAAAATACCAGGCCCCACGCGATATCGTGACGGTACGTAAAGCAGTTCGTGTGATCACGCCGCACAACGTGGTGATCGATATCCCGAACGCCCAGGTGACCGCCCGCTTCGTATGGAACCTTACCCGTACCGACATCGCCCAGATCGAGGTGACGGCCAAGGCGCTCGCCCCGATCGGAGAGAACGACGGCCCGTACGCCGTCTACAAGCTGGGCGAGCCTAAACCCGGCGCATGATGGACAAGGTAGAGATGGAGGCCGCCGAGGCCCTGCTGGACCATCGGCTCAAGATCATCCTCCCAGCGCCATGGTTCTTGCGGATATTCGGTAAGAAGAGCATCGGATATTGGATGAAACGGCCGGTTGGCAGCAACGTGTTCCGTATCGCCCGGCTTTTCTGCCGGATGAATATCGACATAAAGAGGTTGATGTCCGGGGATATCGGCACGTTGATGGAGTATATCGACAAGCACGGCGTGACGGCATCGAGACTGATCGCCTACGGCATGATCCGGGGATCGATATCGGCGTGGCTGCTGAACCGCCCGTTGGCCTCATATATCCGTTCCCATATGGGGATGCGTGGCATGGCGGAGTTGATGAAGATCGTGGTACTGACTTGTGATGGGTCGGATTTCGTGAGTATTATCGCATCGGCGGCAAGTTTGAGACTGACAGAGCCGGTGACGAGCCAACCGACAGGGAAAGGGAGTTAAAGGAGGCTTACGAGCCTCCCCATAGCCCGTTCGGACAAATCCACTCGCTGATCGCCTCCGGGGCGTTCACGTACGACGAGGTGATGAACAAGATCCCTTGGTGCGTCATCCTGATGATGATCAACGACCAAGGACGTATGAGAAAGAGATCCGGGGAGGAAAACGTTATCCAAACCGAGGAGGAGGAACTGGAATTCTTAGGACTGAAATAAATGGTGAACGATCCCGTATACATAACATTCGAGTTCCGGGGGAACCTGGAGGATGAGGTCGAGAAGGTGACCCTCGGCATCAAGGGCCTGCGTGACGAGTCGGCGAAGACGTACCAACGCCTGATCGCCGACAGTGGCGAGGCCTACGGTGCCATGAGCGCCGAGAACCGGAAACTGGCCGTATCCATACAGGAGAACATCAACGCGTTGCGTGACTTGGCCGTCGTTCAGAAATCATTGGATGACGGGCTGGAGGCCGGCACCGTCACCACCCGGCAACACGCGCAGATGAAAGCGGCACTAGCGGTGCAGGAGAACAACCTGCGCGAGGCGATCAGCGCCGGTATGCGTACGCTGAACGAGCGGATACAAACGGAATCGAAAGCCGTCGATTCCGTCATGGCCCTCCAGAAACGCTTGCAGGAGCTGACCTCGGCTTACTATAACCTGTCCAAGGCAGACAGGGAAGGGAACGCCGGACAGGGAATCCTAAAACAGATCGGCGACCTTGACAAGGAGATCCAGACGGCGCAATCCCGCTTGTCCGCTTACAGCCGCTCCGCCGGTACCGGATTCAACAGCCTTTCCATGTCGGTACAACAAGTGGCCCGGGAACTACCCTCGCTCACCTTGGGTGCCAACATGTTCTTTCTGGCCATCTCCAATAACCTTCCCATCTTGGCCGACAATATCCGTGCCGCCAGAATAGAGAACGAGTTACTGAAGAAATCGAACCAGGCCACGGTTCCCGTATGGAAACAGGTGCTATCCTCCATCGTGAGCTGGCAGACGGCATTGGTGGTCGGGATCACACTGCTATCTGTATATGGAAACGACGTGATAAGTTGGACTAAAAGTCTTTTCGGGGCACAATCCGCCCTCAAGAGCATGGCTGAAATACAGGGTGATGTCAACAAGAAGTCCTTGGAGAATACGGAAACCGTAGGAAAACAAATCACCGCTTTGAGAGAGTTGCAAGATCGCTGGAAAGCCTTGGGGCCAGACGTGGCCAGACAAAAGAAATTCATAGACGGGAATAAATCATCTTTTGACTCTATGGGCATCTCCATCAATAACGTGGAGGAAGCGGAAAACCTGCTTATAAAAAATACCGGCTCCTTTATCGAGGCGCTTAAGCTAAGGGCGCAAGCCTCGGCGGCCATGACCTTGGCTAGCGAGCAATATACGAAGCAAATGCAGGCAGAGATACAGGCCGCGGATAAACGCAAGGAAGCGGATGAACGAAGAAACTCGAAAGATATCCCCGTAAGCGCCTACATGCAGGACACCCGGTATGGAAACGTGAAAACCGCCAAGCAGGCCAACGAGGAGATCGCCAATGGAATAGAGGCACAAGCCAAGGCCTTGGACAAGGAGGCGGAGGCGGCGAAAAAAACGGCCGAGGCCTTCTTCACCCTTGGTACTGCAAAGAGAAAAGAAGCCGAGGAGACCTTGAGAAAAGCCGATATAGAAGGGAAAGACAAGATATCTTCCACCAAGGACAAGGAATACTGGGAAGGTGTCAAAAAACGGGCTACCAAGGCCCTGGAGGAGATCGACGCGGAACAAAAGAAATTGCTTGATTCCGGAAAGACCGCCGGTATCGAGCCGGCCATCGTCACCGCCTACAAGACGGCCAAGGCGGATATCGACAAGGCGACAGAGGCCTTGAAGGCATATGACTCGTACGAGAAGAAACAATCCGCCGCGGACAAGCAACAGACCAAGGAGCAACGGGCCAAGGAGGCGGCGAACGTGATCAAGGCCGAGACCGCCATGCGTGAGCTGGAGATCGAGCGCCAAAAGGCCGTTCTGGGACAAAGGGAGAAGGATGCCGAGCTGGAGCTTCGCCAGCAAAATATCAACCTCAGGAAAGAGGGCTCCGACAAGGAGCTGGCCCAAATCGCTTTGGACTATGACAGAAAGATAAACGAGATCGGGAAGAAAGGCCGTGAATATATTCTCGCCCAGCAAAAGATAGAGCAAGCCCTGTGGGAGAACGAGAACCCGAACTGGAAGAAGAAGGGGCTCACGTTCAAGCCCTCCACGACCTCCGTCTCCCAGCTACCCGGAACGCAGACCAAGGAACTGTCCGACGCTACCGGGATGGCGGACTCGACCCGGGACAAGGCAGAGGCCGATCTGCTGGAGAAGACCTTGAGACAATACCAGGACTACGCGACCAAGCGACTGGAGATCGAGCGAAAATATAACGAGGATATCGCCTACCTGACCAGCCAACGCACCGAGAAGAACAAGGAGGCCATCGATGCCGCCATCGACGAGGCCGAGAGAGGCAAGAGAAAAGCCCTGTCAAGCCTATCCCTCGATGAGCTGAAGGATACGGACATGTGGGACAAGATCTTCGGGGATCTCGATAAGATGGCCCTCCCCTCGCTGGAAGGATTGCTCAAGCAAGCCCGGGAGGTCAACACGTCGGCATGGGACCCCAAGAACGTGAAGGAGTACCAGGATGCCATCACCCGGCTGGAGGAGGCGATCCGTACCCGCTCGCCGTTTAAATCGATCGGCGATGACTGGAAGAAGCTGCTGAAGGCGATGAGGGAGGGGGATGGCGACGGTATGGCCGGGGCCCTTGAGGGGATCGACTCCTCCGTCCAAAAGATCAACAACGACCTGAACACCATAGCCGGGGGAATCGGTGACATCTTCGGGGATGAGGCGGGTTACGCCGCCAGCCAAGTGGTGGAACTGACCACCGCCCTGGGAGGTTTCGCCACGGCCGCCTCACAATTCGCGCAAGGAGACTTTCTTGGCGGCATAGCGAGTGTCGTGTCAAGTGTCGGCTCCATATTCTCCATGGGTAAGAAAGTGAAGGAGATGAACCGGGAGGCCCGGGAAGAGCAACAAAAGTTCTACGACGAGGCGATCCAGGGCGAGATGGAATATCAACGGCTGTTAAGGGAACGTCTCCGTACCCAGCGGCAGATCGGCGAGATGACCTTGGCTTACAACAAACGGATCACGGAGGAACTGGAAAAACAGCGACAAGCCTCCGGGAGCGAGTACGACCGGTTGCTGCAACAGATCCAAGGAGAGCAATATATCAGCGGCGTAGGCTACCGCCATGGCACGTGGTTCCGGAAGGCGAAGACGTGGAACGAGTACTCCAGTCTCGCGGGCAAGAGCTACGAGGATATAGAGAAGCTCTATACCGAGGGTAAGCTGGAGGAGAAGGTGGCGAGATTATTCGAGCAGCTCCGGGCATTGAGAGAGGAAGGTGTCGATATCGACCAAATGCTGGATGACCAGGAGGAGTCGATGCGGGAGGTCCTGACCGGTACCACGACCGACAGTATCGCGGATAGTATCATACAGGGCTTCGCCGAGGGCAAACGATCAGCGAAGGATTTCGCCGACGATTTCCAAGAGATGTTGAATAATGCCGTCCTACAGGGAATCAAGATGAGAGCCTTGGAAGAGCCGCTCCGGAAATGGTATGAGTCGTTCGCCGAGGCGAGCGGGGCGGGATTGACGGAAAGCGATATCGCGGACCTGAAAGCGCAATACGACAAGATCGTCGAGAACGCGGCCAAGCAACTCGAGGACATGGAGAGGGTGACGGGCAACAAGATAGACTCTACCCTCACCCAACAGGCCAGAGCGGGCGCTTTCACCACGATGACACAAGACACCGCCAGCGAGCTGAACGGGAGGTTCACCGCCATACAGATCAACGTGAGCGAGATCAAGGGGTGCGTCCTCGACATGCGGACCTTTCTCAGCAAGGGGCTTGAGTACTCCGAGGAGATCGCCCGGAACACCTCCTATTGCAAGCGGCTGGACAGGATCGACCGGACGCTGTTGGAAATATTGACAAACGGATTAAAAGTGAGATAGCATGAGGGAAGGCAAGCTGTATATAAACAACCTGGACGCTTACGCGACATACGGCGTGTTCCTGGCCAATGACCGGGGCGGGACGTATGACAATCTCTCCGCGTTGATGACACCCCCGCCCGTCAAAAAATACACCACCGTCGATTACCGGGAACGGGATGGCGAGGAGGTGGACGTGACGCTCCCGAGGTACGAGGCACGCGATGTCTCCCTCCGGTTCGCCATGGTGGCGGAGAGCGAGCTGGATTTCCGGACGAGGTACAAGGCGTTTGTCGATGTCCTGAGATCCGGTACGCTCAACGTGCGTGTCACCGAGACGGGAAAGACATACAGGCTCTATTACCAGAGCTGTCCGGGCATGGTGATGAGGACACGGCTCCGGACGACCGGCAGGCTGGCGGCCATGTGGACCGTCAAGTTCAGGGAGCCTAAACCCGAGTTTTAACGGTACTAAAACGTTGTTTAAATGGAATTGAGGATATACGATCAAACAGGGGGCTTACGGGCCGTCATCTCTCCGGATGACAGTTCCACGCAACAGAAGGCCGTGATGGGGGACAATACGCTGGGCGTATCCTTCACCACCGGCGAGGCCATACCCTTCGACGTGAACGATTACGTGGACTTCGAGGGTGAGCGCTATACGCTCATGTCCGTCCCCTGTCCCCGTCAGGCCAGCACGGTCGAGTATGAATATACCCTCCGGTTCCATGGTGTCGAGAACGAGTTGTCGAAGGCGCTCTGCTTCCTCATGACGGATGGCGGGATGGACTCGGACTTCGCCCTGACGGACGGTCCGGCGACGCATTTGCAACTGGTAGTGGATAACATCAACCGGATCAAGGGAAGCACGGCCTGGAGGATCGGGAGCGTGATCGCCGCCGACTACAAGGTCATCACCTATGACGGGATCGATTGCCTCACTGCCTTGAACCGGATCGCCGAGACTTTCGAGACCGAGTGGTGGATCGTCGGGACAACCATCTATCTGGGCAAATGCGAGCACGGGGAGTTGTTGGAACTGGGCTACGCCGCCGACGGGACAGCCGTAGGAGGCCTGTTGAACATGAGCAAGCGGGAGGAGGAGAACGATAGCTTTTTCACCCGGCTTTACGCCAAGGGAAGCACCCGCAACATCGATCGCTCAAGGTACGGTTCCGATTATCTCCACCTGCCCTCGCCCTTGAGATACCTGGAGAAGAACACGGGGTACGGGATCGTCGAGCGGGAGGTGATATTCGATACGGTCTACCCCCGGCGGGTCGGTACGCTCTCCGGCGTACGTTCCATCGAGCGGGAATCCGAAGGCAAGACGATCCGGGTCTATTACGTGACGGACAGGGATATCCCCTTCGATCCGAACGACCACGAGATCGCCGGGCTGACCAAGCACGTAAAGTTCGAGACGGGTGAGCTGTCCGGGTATGATCTCGAGGCCAATTACGACTCGTCCACGGGGGAGTTCGAGCTGATCAACCAGTATCCGGACGAGAACACGCAGATACCGGACGGTGTCATGGTCCCGAAAGCCGGCGACACGTACATCCTCTATAACATCCGCATGCCGGACGAGTATTACGCCTTGGCAGAGAACGAGCTGGGGGAGACCGCCGAGGCCTATCTGGACAGGCATAGCGTGGACAGCTCGGTCTATAGCGGTGACAGCGACCCGATCATAATGAGGGAACGGGAGGTCACCGTCACGCTTGGGCAACGTGTCCGGTTATATAACCCCGTGTTCTTCTCCTCCGGATACCGGGATAGCCGTATCATCGGCTTTACCCGCAACCTGAACGATCCTTACGACGTGAAAGTCGATATATCCGAGTATGTCAGTATCGGCCGCATGGAGTCCCTGGAGAGGAAGGTGGACTCCTTCCTCCCGATGATCAGCCAGGCCGGGGGATCGATCAACATCATCAAGAGCGGTGACGATACGGCCCCGACGGACAATAACGTGTTCTCCGCCCTAAAGGCGATATCCACATTCTTGCGCAAGGACCAACCGGACCAAACTAATTACCTGCTCAAGCTGCTAGGCGGCTTGATATCGGATAACATCGAGTCGCGGGATTTCGCCGCCGGTCCTTTCGGCACGGGTTTCGTCTTGAAACGGAACGCCAAGACCGGAAAGTCCTACATGGAGATCGACGAGTTGTACGTGCGGTTGAAAGCGTATTTCGACACGCTGGAGATAAAGCACCTCTCGCACGTGGGTGGGCGTGTCGTCCTATCCCCGGCGGCGATGGAATGTATCCGGGTCGAGGAGGTCTCAGCCGAGTACGAGACCGTATATGACAGTACCGGGACACAGGTATTCGATTCCTCCGGCGAGGAGATATTGGCCCCGGTAGGAGGTGGTGAGATGGCCTATCGTTGTTACTTCAAACAAACGGACGGGGAGCGGGAGATCGTCAACGAGTTCGCCGTTGACGACCTGGCGCAATGCCGTGAGTTCAACGTGAAACCCGGTATCTCCCATAACGTGAGCAACCAATATTATTGGCGCCGGGTATTGGCCGTAGGCGACGATTACATAGACCTCTCCATGTCCGATTGCGATCCGGGCAGCATGGAGCCGAAGGCCGGGGATACGATCGTCACCATAGGCAACAAGACGGACAAGAGCCGCCAGCACGTGGTGTTCCTCTCCTCGTATGACGAGGACGCTCCTTGCATCAAGCTGTATTCCGGGATAAACTCCTATTCCATGCTGAACAAGGAGGTGACGGTGATCTCGCCGAACGCCGACAAGAACGTGTTTACCGGCAAGATGGTCATCAAGCCGGGTTCCACCGGTTTCGAGAACCTGACAGACGCCCCGGATATGGGCGAGGTAAACGAGGCGATACAGGACGCTAAGAACACCGCCTCCAACGCTCAGGAAGCGGTCAACGGGGTTCAAGGATCCGTGACGAGCCTCAAGGGTTACGTGGACGGGGCTTTCTCCGACGGCATCATCTCGGAGGCGGAGGCGAGGGGCATAGAGAAATACCTTAATATCGTGGGTAACGAGAAGATCTCGGCCGAGTCCACGTTCAACAAGCTATACGCGAACCCCTATCTGGAAGGTTCAGCCAAGGTATCCCTGTCGAACGCCAAGGCCGGCCTCCTCTCCTCGATATCGGCGTTGGCCGGCTCGATCAACAGCGCCATCGCCGACGGTAAGACGACGGTGGCGGAGAAGGCGGACGTCGACAAGAAATTCGCCGCCTTCAACACCGCGACATCCACGTTCAAGACGGCGGTAGAGACGGCGAACGAGTCCATCCAGTCCAAGCTGAAGGGTTATTCCGACGAGGCACAGAAGGCTGCTGACGAGGCGAACAACACCGCCTCCTCCGCCATGGAAGGCGTGAACGAGGCCAAGGGCGCCGTCTCTGACCTGAACAAGTACGTGGACGGGGCCTTCTCCGACGGCATCATCTCGGAGGCGGAGGCGAAATCCATCGAGAGATATATCAACACGGTAAACCAGACGAAAAAAGAGGCGGATAGCACGTATACGGCTCTATACATTAACGGTTTCCTGTCCGGTACCGCCAAGTCGAACCTGTATACCGCCAAGAATGGCCTCAACACGGCGACCTCCGACCTGATCGCCTCCATCAACGCCGCCATAGCGGACGGTAAGACGACCACGGCTGAGAAGGACAACGTGGACAGCAAGTTCACGGCATTCAACAACGCGTATGCCTCGCTCGCCACGGCCATAGAGAACGCCAACAAGGCGATCCAACGGAAGATCAAGGAGGAGGCGGTGAACGAATCCAAGAATAGCGCCAACTCCCAGATCGGCACGGTCTCCACCGCCATGAAAGAGGAGATCGCCAAGCAATTGGGCTATGGAAGCTACTCTGATTTCGAGGCGGCGGCCAAGCGCGGGGAGTCGATCACGGAGGGTGGATCGATCAACTCCAAGTTGATCAACGCCGAGCTCATGATCACGTCCGCATTGATCGCCAGCGCCATAAGGACGAACGAGTTGAACGTGAATAACAAATTTATTGTCTATACAGACGGATCTGTAAGCGTGGAGGGGCAGATTGATTCTTTAGGGAACGATTCAAAGGCGGAGCTTTCCAACGGCTATTTTCGTATCCTAAGGACAAACACGTCCATCCTTCCGGGATATGTGGATGAGGCGTTTCGAATAGCGATCGATAATTCATCCGGAGTTCCTGAGATATCGATGGTTGACAATTCCAACAGGACCGTATCCATCACTCCTAGGGGAATCACGTTCCACCAGATCGGGTTCACGAAAACCTTGACGATAGATCCGTCCGTGTTGGGGGGAGGAACTATCAAGAAAACATCGGATGGAATGCTTTATCTGTCAGAGGATGGGGGTACCAAGTCCCGGGTGGAGATCAAGGTTTCCGGGGAAGGTACGACGAGCCCGTTGCCTGGCATTCATTATTGCGATAAAGGATCTATCGTGTCTCTTTACGCTTATCCGGCATCCGGGTATGAGTTTGAGAAGTGGAGCGACAATGGATCGCAAAACCATGATGTCACGGCCAGAGACGATGAGCGTACGTATACCGTTTACTTCAAAAAGAAATCTTCCGCTAACACATATAGACTTACTTTAGATGAGAGTCCGTCCAATGGTGGTACAACATCGGGAGAGGGTACATATAGCGCCGGCACCAACGTACGTATCAGCGCTACGCCTAACAATGGATGGCGTTTTGTCAGATGGAATGACGGAGGGGCTCAAAGCCATACGGTCACGATGAATGGCAACAAGACCTTGACAGCGTACTTCGAGAGATACGCCGTCACCGGCGACGAGATATTCCAAGGGACGGCCTTGACAAGTTCGACCTATTGGAAAGGTGTCGGATCTGACGTGGTCTATAGTGTAGCCGGTGGGATGGCCATATTTAGTATGTCCGGTAAAATTGACGGTAGCTCCTATATCATTTTCAACAAGGGTTACATGGGGAGCAAGCTGGAACAAGGTCACAGATACAGGATAACCCTTACCATCAAGGCCTCCATGAACGATGTCAGTCTGATTGCGCTCATGGGAAACGCATTGGATATCCCAAGTTCTGTATCAGAGGATGCCTTATTTTACGGCGGTTACGATGGTACACTGACAACGTCCTATAAGACCATATCGGCAGAGTTTACAGTGAAGAGAGATAGTACGATCGAGGATGGGTTCCTGTTCATAGTGTCTATGGACTGTACGGTCGGTATAAGTAGCATATCATTAAAGGAGATTTAATATGAGAGGATTGATTATGGCGTTATGCGTGATCCTGTCGGGATGTAACCCGTACATCCCGGAGCCTCGTACACGGGAGGGACATCCGGTACGAGATCGGGACAGCGTCCGGATCGATGTGGATACCACGACCAGGGCGTATGGTTATGAGTTCGTGATCGGGAAAGCGGGAGGGCACCATGGGATACGGGAATGATGGCGTGTCTGTGGTCGGCACCGTGATGAAATTTGTCCTGTCTCTGGATCTTCCCGGGAGTCTAACGATGGATGACGTGGGGTTCGAGGCCGTATTTTACATCTATGGCAACAAGACGGTGGTGATACCCAAGTCCGGGATGATCCGGCAGGACAGCGGTGCGTACCTCCTTGTCCTCGACACGTCCCGCCTAGGGAGCGACGGGCGGATCAAGTGTCAGATAAGCGTGGATGTCCCGGACGCCAACTGCGAGGACGGGGTAAGGAAGGAGGTAGTACGGATCGATACGGACGAGATCGTGAGGAATGGCGTGCGTTAGGGGACATATCGTGAGATTGGAGACGGCCCGGGCGGAGCTTCGAAGGATTGAGGCCATGAGCGCCGGACTCAAGAGGATCGGGCGGATTGGAGTGGGGCTATCCAAGGTCTGCAGCGTGGATGATGGCGTATGGCTATTGGTCTCCCCCGCGGATCCGGTATGGGTGACCGAGGATACGCCGGCATATCTCACGGTACACTCGAATACGGGTTGGAACATTGAATAACTAAAAAAACAAGAAGGCATGGCAAAAGCGGCATGGGCGGTGGTCACCCCGCCCCAAGGATCGGGTGACAAGGAGGTAAGCGTAAGATCAGGCTCGGAGCATACCGGGCGTAACGCCCGTACGACGGTCCTGACGTTCAAGGCGGCGAATTGCGCGGACGTGGCACGGACGGTGAACCAGGCGGGCAAGCCCGAGTACGTGGATATAGCGGACACGGCATCGTCGGAGAAGACAGGCAAGGTGGTTACCATATCGGGGGTCAGCAACTCGAGGAAATTGACCTTCTCCCTCGGTACGGGAGACCTTGACATAGCGCTACCGGGTAATTATACGGCGAATAGCGTACAGACCGCTAACGGGGAAGCGATAGCGGGCGATCCCGGAGGACTGGCGGTATACAATTTCTCGATCGCCGTCACGGTTCCCGCCAACACGGAGATCGATCCTCTCACGAGACAGGTCATCGTCACGGACGAGGGCGGGCACCAAGACGTGTGCCTATTGACACTGGCCGCCGGTGACGCTTACCTGCGGGTGACAGAGGGGGACATCCAGCTTGATTACCTGGGAACCCCGGTAACGGTGAACGTGGAGTCTAACACGGACTGGACCGTGGAGTGATGGAAAACATCCCTTGGATAACGGGTAAGGGCAATATCGTCGTGGACCTTGCGGGAAGCGGCGATGGCCCGGCCTCATTCTCCTCTACGGAGAATGATGACGTTGACAGGTCACAAGAGGTGACGATCAAAACGACCCGGGGCGGTAACGTGGAGGTCGTACGCACCGTACGTCAGGCGGGCATGAGGGAATACCTGTATGACTCGCTTGGCGAGATAATGAAAGATTCGGATGATGTGGAACTAAAAGTATTGAAAGAAAATGGGCAATTTAATTTATACGACAACGAAGACCAACGATCTTCTGAGGAAGGTTAACGATATGCCGGATAGCGTGGCGGATGGCAAGACGCCGGTGTTGGAGACCGGCACGACTACGACGTTATTACCCACGGAGTCCGCCACGTCTGAGGTGGTGCGGAATGGTGAGGACTCGAGCGGGAATCCCAAATACAAGATAAACCTCGGTATCCCCAAAGGCAAGGACGGTACCGGAGGATCGGGAGGGGGCGTGACCGACTCCGTGGACTGGAGCGACGTGCAGAATAAGCCGGGTTGGGTAAATTCCACGACCAAGCCCACCTATACGGCGAACGAGGTCGGGGCTATGCCGTCCGACACGACGATCCCGTCCAAGACGAGCCAGCTGACCAATGACAGCAAGTTTATCAAGGAAACCGGCTTGAGGACGGTCAACGGGCAATCCCTAGTCGGTAGCGGCGACATAACCATATCCGGAGGATCGGGAGGGGGAAGCGGTAACGTGAACGTCACTAATGCCGATTCCATGGTAAAGGGACGATTGTACGCTTTCAATCCCTCGGCGAACGGTAGCGCAGAGGGCGTGTTCTCCACCATACCCGAGGCCAGCTCCAGCGAGGCGGGATTAATGGGTAGCGATCAATTCGATAAGCTGGGAAAACTTAAGGAAACCTATTTTTTCCCGGCATCCGTATTGAGCTTGACATCGACATCCTCCAGCGACGATATCCTGACTGCTTTCGGATTTGATCCGGTCACCGGCAAGGGGGATCTGGTGGGGATCACAGGCATATTGGCGAATGCCATGTCCCATGATTACGTGGTAGATATACCCGAAATGTTCATCGGCAACCACAAATGTGGCGTATACGCCAGCCGCGAGTCAACTACATACACGCTGGAACTCTCGTATATAGACCAAGGAGGAGTACTCAAGACAGTCAAGGTAACGGGCAAGGGAGGTTCGGATGGCGTGATCACCTATTCTGTAGATTTCTCCGAGAGCGGAGGCGACGAGGTGTACCTTCCTGTCACGCTCTTTGACCTAACCACCTCCTCTACCCATGAGGAGGTAGCGGGCATACTTGATTCCGTGGGAGGAATAGAGCATATAATAAGACTGGCGCAAAAAGTAACGACTAAATTCTATATCGTCAATAGTGCCAGTACTGTTAACAACATGCGCTCCAGTCTCTCCTTGGGTGGATATATTGTAGCTAACATCATTTATTATATAGATATAACTTATATTGATGCATCTCTCATCTCACATTCCATAAAGATTTCAGGAACTAAAAGTAATTATACCGTAAAGACAAGAAAGGATATCAATCTTAATTATACCATAGGTTATGAGTCTGTAAAATCGGAGGTTTATGCCTTGACATCCAGCTCGACATCCGATGAGATAAAGTCAGCGTTCTATAGCGTGGTTACATTTAAAAGAGTGATTGAGGCCGTTAAAAACGGTGCCATATTAAGGACAAGTATTCCTGCTTCCATAGGGACGGACTATACAAATCCTGTTTATCTCAATACGTTTGCCGCTTATGTCACTAATGACGGTGATGCGACTCTGGGGTATACCATAGCTGGAGTCGGAATAAACAGTTATATGGGGATGCAGTTCGTGGTGATAAACTATGAGGCTTTCAGTGATTCTTTCTCGATAAACGTGGTACCGTTTACGATTGGAGGTTAAGCCTCATAAATAGAAGAAGTCCCAAAGCGCTTTTAGTTAATTGAAAATAAATGGATTGAAATGAAAGGATTGAATAAGATTTCAAGGAAGGATTTATTGATACTTGTTGTTCTTACAAGAAAATATGGCTAGTAGTTGATTTTATCGGAACAACCTTAACACCTTATCGAGGGCGGGTAAAAAGAAAAGCCCCCGGCTGTTAGTAAAGACGCCAATCACATACTAACAAAAAATGCGAGCTACCGCACGACCGGGGGCTAAATGCCTTCTGTCGCGATAGCTCGTTTTTTTTATTATGTGATTGGCAAGACAAATGTACATTAATTTTCGAGGAC